CCATTAAGTATTCGTTAGCATCCTTACGTGTAAGATGCATGATCTTACAACGTCCCGGTTCTAATAGATTAGCTATATCTTTCATAGCTTTCTGACCAGGAGCATCAGAATCAAAACACAATACTATATTGTTGAAGGTATTAAGGTAGTCGAGGTTACGTTTTATTTCAGAAGTAGCAGAAGCAGCACCATTCCTAATACTAATAACAGGCCATTTGCTGCCGAGCATTTGATAAGCTGAAAGGCAATCAATCTCGCCTTCGCATACCGTGACAAATTTACCACCTTCTTTGAATAGTTGTTGACCAAATAATGTAATATCATTACTAGGTTCTCCTTCAGAGTAGAACTTCTTCTCTTCTACTACTCGTATCTTATTTATAACATGATCTCTATCTTTAGAGTAATAGGGATAGACATGAATATCCTGTCCCTTTTTATTACATCCTACTTGAACTCCATACTTACGACAGGTATCTAGTTCGATATGTCTATCTTGAATAGAAGAAAAACTTAGTTGATCGTATTTAGTCATTGGTTTAGCAGTCATGGTAATAGTTTCCTCGTTTAAAGATTTCCACTGCTTACAACTAAAGCAATAGGTATTAGTTTCATAGATAGCTAGTGCATCACTACTGCCACAATCAGGACATGGTTGATGTGTCTCTAGTGGTTGATCTTCCATCTGCTTCTAAAGCCTCTTCAAATGTTTCATACATCTCGTCTTGTTCCACATGGAAACCAAACTTCCTAATCTTGTGATGCATGGTAGGTTCTAACCTATTAGATTCCCTATTAAAAAACTTTTTAACTAGAGAAATATCTCCGATGTATAAGTCTTTAGAATAGTTAGGAAATTTTCCTATAACTAAGACATACATGTCTGATATTAACTGACGAGTTTTTCCATAATGATCAAGAGCTTCTATAAAGAAGCAACCATTATAGTAGGTAGTTTGTTTTAGTTCAAGCTTGAAACCATTACGTAAACAATCTACATCGGTCTTATAAGTCTGTGGACCTTTATCTAATGTGGCATCTAGATTGTAAGGGATACCGTACTTTTCTTTGTACCATATCTCTGCACCCATACCTTGTAGGTTAATCTCTTTACCACTCCTTTTCCTATCTACAATATGGTCCTTAATCTGTAAGGTACGACTTCTATCATAGATTGTATTACAGTAATCTTTAATCTCTTTAACTTTTTTGTCGGGTAGTTTGAAGTCTTTACTCATAATGCCAGAAGCTCCTCTAAGTTAGATATTATCTCAGACTGTTTCTTAATCTTTTTATATGCCTCTTGTAGTTGTTCTTGTAACTCTTTAATATTGTTACGATAGATTTGCATCTCAAGATCTGGTTCCAATTGTCTCATGCTATAACTCCAGTTAGTTATTTACTTTATAGATTCGTTTCGTTACTTTGATTACTTTATCTTTACTTACTAATCTATTTAAAGCGTTACGTATATCTTTATCTTCAGTAATATCTTTTCCTATAGACTTACGGATTTTTCCAAAAGTATTATGACCTCTAGAAATTATATCCAAGAGAGATGATTCTATATTTAATTTCTTTTGCTTACGTTGCTTCTTTAATACTTTCTCTTGTTTAATTTCCTTCTTCCTTAACTCTCTATTCTCACGTTGCTCTTTATATAATACGAGGTTAGGCATCCACCATTTTTGTTTTAGAGATTTAGATTTGTAGGTTTTAGAAACCCGATTACGAGGTTTACGTTTTAGAAACTCAGGTATCTCTAGTAAAGAATCTTTATCATCAATCATCGGAATGATAGTCCTTCTATCCAAGCTGTTGCACTGTACCTTACTCCATCTCCTATTGGTAGGATAGAATGAGGGATGAAGGAAGGGAATAACAATAAGTCTCCCTTGTTTAAATGTAACTCATGAATATCATTCTCTTTAGATCTAATATCTAGAAGAGCTAATTCACCACCAGTATATTCATTAGGTTCATTGAGTTGTAAACTACAGCTAATCTTACGCTGCTTCTGATGGTATCCTTTACCTGTTGGTACAGATAAATCTACATGACGGCTATAAGAATTACCAGATTGGTATTTAAGTATCTGAATAGATTCAATCTTACTGATATTAAAAAACCAGTTAGCTTGTTTGTTAGCTGTCCTTGCATTCTGCTTAAAGAATTTACCTAGATCAGATTTACATGGATGGAATACAACATCAGTATTCTCTGTTACCTTTGCTGTCTCAGGGGTATTATATAAAAAACTTTCTACTACTAGGTGATCACATAGATCGTGCGGTAAAGCATTGCGAACTATATGATATTGATTCTCAATCATTGATTACATCTTCCTCTTCTTTATAATTGTTTTCAATCTCAGCGTTACAATTAGGACACATTAATTGATACCAATCAAGATGAAATATTTCTGTATGATGTTTACATTCTTCACACCTAGCTAAAATGATTATGCTCATGGTTCCTCTCTTCGAAGCTATGGGTTCGAGTCGTCGCCCATCCTGCCAGCCAACGTGTCGGGTGTCAAGGAAAATTTTTTTCACGTCGGGGGTTGACATGGCATGTCGGTTCGTGGTAGGATGGGGAAGAAGTTTATGAGAAGATATACTATAGTCTATCTATAGATTGTCTATAGATAATCTATAGCTAATCTTTATCATTATCTTTGTATTAACTCTATAGATTATCTATAGACTAGCTATAGATTAGCTATAGATAACAAAAAAGGGAAAGGATATCTATCATCATGAATGATATGTTATATGTAAAGATAGTTGAGGCTATCCCTAAGACTAGAAACAATATCCAAAGGGATTGCTGGAACCAAGGACATAAGGTTATACCTGATAAAAAGAAACAAAAGAATAAGAGAAAATGTAGACAAAAAAATAGGGCTATTAGATGTTATTCTAATAGCCCTTTAAGTTTAGGGAGGTATCTCTTTTTTAAATTCTCTTATAGCCCTTAAACCATAGCCTCATCCTGTGATATAGCTTAAGGATTATTCTATAGTACAATTAACTGTATAAGATCCATCATTATTCTTTTGTTTATATAGAATGTAATGAACCTTATTATCAACAGTAGCTGGATAAACTGTAGACTTTTCTTTATGCAGATATCCTATTCGTTTACACTCATGATATCCAACATACTTCCAATCATTCATATCATAGGCAGCTACACCACCTATTAATAATAGTCCTAATAGTAAAACCATCATTGGTTATTTTCCTTTTCATCATAATATCTATTCATCTCAGTTAAATAGATATTGATTGTTGATATTGGTATTGTTGTTATATCAGTCTTGTTAGTCACAGACAAGATATAATCTTTATGGATGTTATCCATATCATCATGGGTTTGGTAGTTAAATATTCTAGATCTCATTTGTTTATCCTGACATTAGCTTGGGTTTCTATCCATACCTTTGCACCACAACTCAAGGGTTTATCAGGACTATAGATAATCTTACAAGGCCCGTCCACATAGACTTCCTTGGCATACCTATTATCTTTATAGGTCTTGACTGTTATCACAGGATTTCTTTCACCAGTTTTATTATTCTTTTTTATAACATGCTGGTTAACATGGATAATCTTTTTAATCATACTACCTCACAACTAATTAGTAATAACATTAATGCCATCAGAGTACAAAGAGACATGTAAATTACAAATACTTTTATAAGATACATACTCTCTTTACCCTTTTAAATTTACCTTAGTCCCTAGTCTTGTTATTAGATCAGGGTTTAAGAGAGCATGGATTGCTTCGTAAAGTTTAGTAGCGTTTCTTATTCTAAGTTTTAACATAGACATAAATACCTCATAGTTTATAGTGATAAAGGGATGTAGTGTTTTCCTTAGTTGGCAAGGGGATATACCTCACTACATCCCACCCCTAAGTTATTAGGTTACGCTGCTACCAATAGCTCTTTCCATTGGTTGCTTTCAATAATAGACAAGACTTCCTCTTCCCTACTAAACATTTTTTTATGATGCATATCCTCATACTTAGATTTTTTAGTTCTAAATAAAACATCACCATCCATATTTAGTTGATCATTATGGGAAGAATAATTAGTTAAGGCTGAATGTAAAGCGAATACATTATGACCTCTTGTAACCAATTCAAGCCGTAACAATTCTTTTAATCCCTTCTTTTTACTATCAGAAAGGTTAACAATATTATCTATGAATTTACTACCATCATTCCAACCAAGGGATTTAGTAGCCATTATCTGATACTCTTTTGATTTATTATCGAATGTTTCTGCTGCATTCTTAAGAGTAAAAGCAAACTGTTTCATATCGAATAGCTTAGAGTTGCGTTTAGATAATTTTGTAATAGCTCCATCCTTATCAACAGCACTGGTAAATATCTGTCCATTAGTGCAGAAACCATCTATTGCACCTAAGATATAGTTATTAGCAGCACTACCATCTAAGCCAGACCAAGCTACTATACGAAGGGATATAGTAGTCTGATGTCCATTGGTAGTTGTTATAGGAACACCGATATTAGGGAATACCATATCCATTAATCCCCATCTACCATTCCTAGCTGATTTGATATTAATCTTTACATCAACTACATCATCGGGATTAAATTTATCTACTATCTGTTCCCATATAGGATGGAAAAATTCCCTATGGGTTTTATGATAGTAGTCCTTTCCAACTACCCACCAATCTAAGATCTCACCATCGCTATTAAATTTAGCGATACCTTTCTTATCATCGCAATCTTTATTATATACAGGCTTTATTACCCATCCTTCCATATTATCCTTCCATTCATGGCATAAATAAATATCAAAGGGTTGGATGTTAAAATCCAAAGCACTACCATTAAAGGCCGTAGCAAAAGGATCTAGTGGTGTTGGTTGTGGTATATCTAACATAATAACCTACTTTCTTTCATAGCGTTTAGGATAAGCAACATTGCTTACCTCATTATCCCAGCAAGCTCTACATTCATAACAATTATACTTTTTATTCTTATGAGCTTGGCATTTGAAACCTATACTAGCAGGGATATTGTTATCTGTATAGGTCGTTGTTGTATGCTTAAAACCATTGATAGGTTTAGTATTATCTAAGGGTGTAGAGATTCTTAAGCATACATTAAATGGAAGTATCCTAGTTAATAGGATATTCTTCCACATCTTATATTCTTTAGATGGTAGCCAATGACTACACCAAGGTGTTAGTTCTACGATATCAATGATATCATGTCCCATTTTCTCTGATTGTATATCACCTGAATCAAACCATCTAAAGTAATCTTCATTAGCTAATAGATAAACCATCCTATCAACAAAGTGTTTGCTTGTCATAAAGGTAAGGCGTTTATCCATAGCCTTCTTAACGTTAGGCATCTTATAGAACCCCCTTAATGCATAGCATTCATGGCAAGGGGTTCCAGATATCTTAGCCAATACACTGCCTGTATTACATAGCAATGCATTCAGACTAATGCTCTTGCATGGCATCTTAGATGTCTGAGATAATAAATTAGTTGCCATAAGTTTTTTTCCATTCATCAGTAGCACTAATCAAAGCACCATTAAGAAGGATATCCAAGCAATACCCATCACCTAATTCATAGTTACCAAAGGTAAAGGGTGACTTTGTCGCAAGCTTCCATCTAGCAAGAGGGTTTTTAATTTCTTTATCCCTTTGCTGATATGTCTTGAGTACTTTGTACTCGAAATCATATCTCTTATCAACATAGATTGCATAAGGTTCATCTATGTCTACAGTCTTTCCAAATGGGTTAGACATATCTCTTATTTCTCCTTTATTAAAAGGTTAATTGCACTCTTGATTATACCAGCAATGATTTCCTTACGATATGAATCATATTCAAAAGGATAACAATCATCTTCAATATGAGCATGGCTAAATGCTTCCTTTGCAACATGCAAAATTATATGAGATAGATAATCACCATCATTACTAGCAAAATAAGTATCAATCCCTTCCAAAATTGATTGATGCTTATCCTCAAGATGTGCCATATATTGAGCGGGTAAACTCATTAGGTTATATCCTTTCTCTTTAAAAAGATATCATGTTGTATAGAGATATCTTTTAGAACATTATCTATATTAGCTAACACCTGTGATAAAAGTATCTCTTTAACTTTTTTATCCGATTCCTTTTGAAAGGTGCTACTAGTATATCCTAATTCTATGACGGATAGGTTTCCCTCACCATCATATAAACTAAGCAAGGTATGCATTCTTTATATCACCTCTCTCTATTAACAAAAATGTAACCTAATGCTCTAGCTTTGTTATAGCTAGGCTCTACACCAATACATACCCAATCAGAACTATAATCCTTTAGTTCATCTATAAGTAAATTGGTGATATATGCTTTACACCAAACAGCATAAAGCTTATCACTTTCACGCTGTTTGATTTGAAGGAAAGAAGGAAGTTCTCTTTTCATCATTTGTTCTACCAACCATTCAATAAGAAGTAAGGGGTTACATACCAAGCGATAATAACATAGCTTAGTACTAGCACAAAGCTAAACATCATACATCCAAGGGATACTGGATGAATAATAATTCTATCCAATATCCCTAATAGCTTATCAATGAGTTTCATTAGATAACCCTGTTAGATAATCCGTAATATCTATAACAGATTGCACTACATCGGTATCGGTATGCCATGTAACATCATGGGAAAATAATTTATTTTTCCAATACTCATTAACGCACTCAACATATGATTCTGGATTTGTTATATAAAGACAATTCCCTTTAATATAACAATAAGAATCAATAGCTGTTTTCTTTACCATATCCTTATGAAGTAAGATATCATCATGGGATAAGGTATAACCGGTGTTTGCTTCAGCCATTATTAATCCTTCCATTCATCTATAGGTTCATAGGGTGGTAATGGATCAACATCTTTAGGTGGTTTAATTGCTTCTTGGATTTCTTCTGGTTCTAAGTTTCCAATATCAAAACCACAGCGTTCACAAGCATGATCACCCTCTAAAAAATGAAGATCATATGGATCAAGTAAGTTCTCTTGTCCACAAGACGAACATTTAAATCCATAAGAATCTAAATTATCATCATCTAATGCTGGCATTACTTACCTCCAAATACTTTATCTTGGCATATTTGGCACATACCAGAGATACTATATTCACGTTTACTAAGATCATCAGTAAACGTATCAGCATTACCCATACAAGTAACGCATTTGTTAGATGTGATAGTTTTTACCCTATCCTTTCCTATAAGAGAGTTAAGGAAAGCATTTATCTCAGGTGCTTTAGTTGTAGGAACAGCCATTGTTTAATCCCTTCAATGGTAAGGGTTAAGATATATAGAGATATTATATATAACTTATATAAAATCTCCGGCGAAGCGGTACCCTAGCACGGCATCGGATCGGATGTCAAGCTGGGTAAATTTCGTCAACGATTTCAACGAGTTGCTTGACAGTTTGGAATGGTTGCAGCCTATGAAATTGGATCGGATTCGCACATATAGATTAAATAAAGATCTTATTATGTTATCTTATTATAATGATTAGGTAATTAGTTTATGAAGGATTATAGAATATAGTCTATAGCTACCCTTTAAACTTTTAATCCTTTAATCCTAATACCTTCCCCTTAATTATATAGTATATCGTATACCTTCCCTCAAATAATGCTTGACCTTCCCTTAAATATGTGCTAGACGCCCTAAGATATTGATAATATTAGACAAATCATAGCAGCCTCGTCGGTGTTCGTATGTATGTATGAGGAATTTTTCTGCTATTTTTAGAAATTATAAGGGGTTATGTTATAACATCACATGAAAACCCAGCCTAGGTGGCTGAAATCGCTATGAGATCCTACCTTGATTTCCTCAATGATTTCAAAGGGTTAACACTTTCCGCTTGAACCTCCCATATGAAAGGCGCATAATTTCATCATCGCAACGAGGCGATACATCTGATCAGCGACAGGGCTGGTTAACAGTTTGAAAGGGTTTTTCATATGCCTCGCAAACCATTAAATGAAACCGTCATCCCGGCTTCTAAAGTCAAGATGGCGCGGTTGGTGATCGAAGTACCGGAAAATCAAATCACATTGTCTCCCGATGGCAGGTTCATCAATTTGCCATGGGGAGCATTGGGTACTTTCGCCGTTGGTTCGAAGACTATCGAAGCACGTATGGGCAAGGCTGGTAAAGTTATCATCCTGACCAAGGCGGCTCGTAAGGCTTCTACCAAGGCCGAAAAGCCCAGCATTGATTTGAGCAGGATACTTTGATCACTAGCCACCCTCTCAGCCCTATGGCGCTGGCGTTCGGCTGAGAGGCTCACCCCCAAGTTCCTTTAACTGACGGCTTGACCTCAAGTTCTAAAAAGATCTTGAGGTCGAGCTTCCCTCCCTTTTTGAAAGGATTAAAGATATGGCACGTAAAAACTCATTAGCTCCTTATTCGATTAAGAGCGAGGCGGGTTTTGTTTTCTTATGCCGTGATGGACAGCCAATTGATATGCCGCTTGAGGATACGCCTTACAATCGCGAGTATCTGAGAGGCGAACGTGCGAGGCTAAATACCGCATACGCTTTTAATCAAATCGGCATTTAAAATTTAGGTTTCGCCTTAAGATCTCTTATGATCTTGAGGCGATCCTATGTCTGCGTTCTGTTATGTTATAACATAACATATAGATACCGGGGGGAAAAAAAATCACCCCCCTTGTTTTGTTTTGTTTATCAACTGACATAAATTCTAAAAATTTAGGTCTTGCAAAAACACCCCCTTTAGTTTATTTTTAGGATACCTATATCCCATATGGAGAAAATCTAAAAATGAAAAAGATTGCTATTATTACAGGAATAACAGGACAGGATGGATCTTATCTTGCAGAAGATCTACTAAAGGAAGATGTACATGTATTCGGAGGGATTAGGCGTAGTGCTTCTTCTCCCTACAATCTACAACGTATTTCTCATCTCGTAGATAATCCTAATCTAAAGCTCATCCATTTTGATATGATGGATGCTTGCTCTATAGAGAAGTTTGTCAAGACGGTATATGATCATGTTCAAGATGTCTTGCTACTAGGAAACTATATTGAAGTCTATCATCTAGCTGCTCAATCACATGTAGGGGATTCATTTCGTATCCCTACTGTTACCCATCAGGTAAATGCTTTAGGTGTTATAGCTCTATTGGAATCCTTACGTACACATTTTAAAAATAACTTTAGATTTTATCAAGCCTCTACCTCTGAATTGTTTGGTAATATAAAGACTAACAGTAAAACTCCTAAAGCTATAACAGAATGTACTCCGTTTAATCCTGAATCTCCTTATGCTATCGCTAAGATGGCAGCGTATCTTACCGTACAGAACTATAGAAAAGCTTATGGTATCCATGCAGTCAACGGTATCTTATTTAATCATGAGTCTCCTAGAAGAGGGTTGGACTTTGTTACCCGTAAAATAACCCACTATGTAGCTCAATATGCTCTAAACAGAGTTCCTGGTAACAGACCTTTACAGTTAGGTAATCTAAAGGCTAGGAGAGATTGGGGAGATGCTAGAGAATATGTTACTGCTATGCGAATGATGATCGGGGAAAATGATGATAATAAAATAACAGATTATATAGTAGCTACTGGTGAGGCGTATTCTGTTCGTACCTTTGTTCAACTGGCTTTTCAAAAAATAGGAGTGATGGTGGAATGGTCTGGTACTAATAGTAGACAAAAGGGAAGAAATGCTGATAATGGAAAAGATATATTGATAGAGGTAAATAAAAAGTTGTTTCGCCCTGTTGATGTATTATATCTTATTGGAGATGCTAGTAAGATTAAGAATAATTTAAATTGGGAAGCTACCGTTCCTCTTAAACATCTTATATCAGATATGGTAGAAAATGATATTGAATTACTAAAGAAAGGATTATAAATTTATAAAATGAGGAAAAACTTAGATTGGCCGTTGATGAAAAACTCTATCAACGCTACCCAAAAGAATGCAATGATAAAGTTTATCAAAGGAACAGATCGTTTTACTAACGGTGAAAAGGTTAAAGAATTTGAAGAGCAATGGGCAGCTTGGCAAGGTACTAACTACTCTTTATTTGTTAATTCCGGGGGTAGTGCTAATCTTTTGCTTCTGGATGCTATAGCTGATGCCTTCTTTAGGAATAAGGATAGAAGTTGGAAAGCAGGTACACCACCTCGTGTTTTAGTTCCAGCGTGTACATGGGGTACGACGATAGCTCCTCTCATGCAAGTAGGTTATGAGATTGTATATTGTGATATAGATCTACAAACCTATAGCTTTAATCAAGCGAATATGAAACGGATAGCAGACCAATCAAATGACCCTATTGATATAGTTTGGATTACTCATCTTCTAGGTTCGCCTTCCAATATTAATCGTATTAAATCTATATTCTATAATGCTATGATCCTTGAGGATTGTTGTGAATCTCATGGGGCTACGTTTGAAGGACAGAAGGTAGGAACCTTTGGTGAAGGATCTACCTTTAGTTTTTATTTTGGTCATCATATGACGGCTATAGAAGGCGGTATGGTATGTACTAATAGCGAAACATTATATGATCTTATGCGTATGAAGAGATCACATGGGTTAGCTAGGGAAGCTACGCCAAAGACTTTTGAATCTATATATAAAGAATATCCCCATCTGGATAAACGATTCCTTTTTCCTACGGTAGGTTATAATCTTAGGAATGTAGAGATTAACGCTGTAGTAGGTATGGAACAGTTAAAACATCTGGATCATTGGATTGAGTTACGTAAACGTAATCTTAAAGCCTTCAATAAAATTCTATCAAAATACGGTGATGAATTTTATAGGGTAGGGGAAAATGGTAATTCTTCTTTTGCTCTGGCTTTTGTTTGTAAAGATGCAGAAAGAAAAAGACAACTAGAAGATCATCTAGCTGATCAAGGGGTAGAGACTAGACCCTTCCTGGTAGGTAATATTACTAGACAACCGTTTATTAATCATCCTAATCCTGAATCCTTTAAGAATGCAGACTTTGTTCATAACAATGCTTTCTATATTGGTAACAATCAATTTATTACCGAAACACAATTAGAACAGCTTGGTAACTATATAAACGATGTTTATTGCTAACGAAAAACATAAGATATTATTCGTGGATCTTCCCGTGTCTATGGATCAGGTAAGCTATACGATAGGGGAATATATTCTTAATAATAATAAAAAGAATGTATATAAAGGAGAAAAGGATATACTCCCTTATTTCTGTTATTCTATTGATATAAAAAATAAGATAGGTGTAAAGGAGTGGAATAAGCTATATACCTTTGGTGTTATTCGGAATCCCTTTGATAGAATGATTTCTATGTATGAGTTCTTTACTGAAGGAACCTATGAGAGATTGGCTTGGTGTAGAGGAATAAAGGAATCCAAGGAAGCTATCAGAGAACAACATAGGTTGAAGAGTAGGGGATTTACTAAATGGTTAACAGATGATCCTGCCTATGATCATCTTCATACTGCTCCTTTCTGTGGTTATAGATTTACACCACAGGTAAATTGGCTATCGGAAGTTAATGATATTTTTACTTTTGAAAAGAGTAGTTCGCTGCTTAACAAAATTTATAAAATATCTAAAACTACGCTACCTTCGTTTAAAGGAGTAGCGGAGCAAAAGGAAATTAAACTGAAAAGAGCCAACTACTATAAACTAAAACCAAAAGCTATAGAGATAGTAGCTGACTCCTTTAGGGAAGATATAAAGATATTACCAAAGGAATATGATTTAGTTTTCTAAATCGGTTTTTACCTCAATCATTTTGGTATTCATCTTTTCTTTTTCTACCATCATATCCTTTACTTGAATACTAAGGATACCATTCTTAAAGACGGCTTCCTGTACTTCATAGTCTGGATGGGACAAAGCAACCTTCTTATAGTATTTATAACTAGTGAAGGGATTGTTATTTAGAATTTCTTCTTTGGTATCTTTGCTACGTAGAATAAGATGACCATCCTTTTGCATGACATCAATAGTAGAATTATCATGACCGGGAATTAGAAAATGAAAGAAATAAAGATCGGTATCGTCTTGATCAGCAGTAATAATATAATCGCCTCCATAATGTACACAAGGCCGTTTCAAGCCATTCCAAGGAAGTTGTTTTAGAACTGTTTGACTTTGGTTCGCAAAGTTGTTGAATAGTCGGCTGTCGTAATTGAAAAATCTATCGCTAATTTGATCTATCATAGACTCAAATTCTGGAACGATATCGTTATAGAACGGTTTAAGCATAGTTTTGTTTCTCCTTTTTAAGACTGTTAAGCAAGTACAAGTATGTATGCTATGCTGTATAACTATAGTATACGGATCTTTAAAAGAGTTGTCAAGAGAAAAATAATATATATTTTTAACTGTAAGAAGGGTATGATATACTAAATTAATTATGGGTGTAACAGATCAAGATTACACGAAGGGCTTGGATAGAGAAGTCCATATTATTTATGGGGAGTGGTCTACAGAGCAATTACGTGATACTATAGAGAGATTATGTAAGGAACGTAGGTTTAACTCTGCTGGTCGTGATTTACAGGAGATGCGAAGAGAACTCCGTAGGAGATCAATTCGTATTCCAGGGCAAAAGCGGGAAAAGGATTATTCTAAAGCAGATCAACCGGATGAAACATATAGACGTAAACAGGAAAAGATGCTAGAAAATCCACCGCAACGCCTAAAACTATTCACACGATCACAACTTGTTGGGGGTTTATCTCCCCGACAAGAGAAATTTTGTATGGAGTATATGGCTACAGGAGACATAGTTCATGCTTATAAAGAGGCTGGATACGCCCTTGGGAAGAATGATTCCAAGACGAGGCAAAGGGCTTGGGCTACGCTACATACAAATAAGAAGATTAAGAAACGATTGGAAAACCTACGAGAGGAGGCATTAAGAAGGATGGCTTGGAATGCTGATAAAGTTTTGGAAAAAGTGTCAAGCGTTTATGAAAACGCTATGGATGAAAATGATTTCACTAATGCAAACCGTAGTATGGAAACCATTGCACGGCATCTGGGGATGTTTGTGGACAAGTCTGAACAAAGGGTTAAACTGTCTAACTTCTCTGATGAGGATAGTGAAGATAAAATTGAAAAAGATATTGCTAACCTTGCGGATGTGGTTGGGCTTAAAGTGGTTGACGGCGGGAAAAAATAAAAACCCCCATACCCCAAAGATAGATTAATATTATGACCAGATCTATTTTTAAAAAATATAATGAAGAGAAAACTGCCCTACGCTGGTGGATAGTTATAGCTGCTACTGGCCTTGTTGGATGGTTGGTATTTGGTACGTTCTAATCCATGAAAGATAAACAGATAGAACTACGAGATAAACTATTTGAACAAGCTATTATAAAATCTCGTACCAATTTCCTTACCTTTGTTAAACTAATGGTTCCTCATCTTATTGCTGACTTTAAGATGGGTAATCATATAGAACTACTGGCTAACAAACTCCAACAGGTACAGGAAAATAA